CAACTCTTGGGCAAATACAAACAACTCTCTTTGTAGTTCAACTGCGGCTGTGGTACCCATACCTAATGCATTTGTTGCAAACTGTATGTTTTGTGCTGTTGTCTCGTTTGCGACACCAAATTTTTGAAGCACGGCTGTTGTTTTTGCAACCTCTTTTTGTTGTGATGGAAGCAACTCTGTAAAATCAGTAAAGTTGTTAAATAAAGACTGGAGTGATTTCTGTGCGTCATCGGACGAGATACCAAAATTAAATAACTCGCGCTCGGTGGCTGCAATTTGAGAAGTGAATGTCCCGGCCTGACTGGTTGCGACATTAAATGAAACAGCGGCTTTATCTTGTGCAAGGGCCAATTGAAGTGAATTAAAGGCGATGGCTCCGAATGCGGCATCGGAATTAATTTGTTGGATGCTCTTGCCGATTCCAGCGAAGGCTGCAAGTGGATTTTGTAAGTTTAATCCAAACTTTGTGGCTGCGTCACTAAGGCCGAATGTAAGCTGAAGGACCGAATCTGTCTTGCTAGACATCTCCTCCATAACACCGAGATTTTCTTTATCTTGTACTAGTTTTCTTAGACCTAGCTGGTACGCCTCTTCATTGCCGGCTTCACGGAGCCTTTGTAGGCGTTCTTCCTCTTCTTGAAGCTTTATGAGTTCACGCCGAAACTCAAGCTTCCTCTTGTCGATACCCAACATAGAGTCGCCAGCTTTTTCAAGCTCTTTCACTAAAGCAAGTTGCTCATTGAGTTCGGCTAATTCTTCCTGTCTAGTTTTGTTTCTTTCTTCTAGAAGTCTAGCTAGCCTTTCTTCTAATTCTATGTCTCTATTAGTAGCCATCTAAAGTCTCCTACCTAAACGGCCACTTAACGCCTGTCTCTTTCTCAAACTTCTTTATAGCATTATTAAGTTTAGCTTTGTTTTTGTAAGTCGTTGGGTGATTCAAGCCATACTTTCTTGCAGAATCAATAAATTTCTTTTCTCCACCAATAGCTTTTGCAAACGCTGCAACATCACCCTGACTGCCTTTGATGGCCATTGGCAAGGATGTGCCACTAAAGACTGAATCTAACACAAGTTCGACCATTGCTCCAAACTGTTGTAGAAACATTTCATTCATGTTTTTAGATCTAAGTTCGTTAAAGTCAATAACAGTTTGAACTAATTCTTGTTCTTGCAAATTCTCTGGAAGAGTACGAGGAGGTGTTGGTGCCATGCCAATCGCGCCTGCGGCGGCGCGTGTTCGAGCTAATTCTACATATTCTTCTATCGCGTCAACCCTACCACGGACTTCATCGATAAACCGTGTCACATAATTACTCATTTCTTTATTTACATCTGTTGTGTTTTGTTCCATGAACATTTGCACAAGTCTATAAAGTTTAGGTGATTCGTCCTTAAGTTCGCTTGGTTTAAATGCTTCAGAAAGAAATCTGCCTAATCTACTAAGACGAAAACGATCAGGGAGATTAGTGTACAGCGGAGAGTCAGTAAGATCTGGCTCGTCGAGACCTAAGCCCTCTAATGTTTCTTCTGTCATCCGCATGATTTCATCCTCAGCCTGTGGTAGATCAATCACATACTTTTCTGCGTCTGCGTCAGTTGTGGTGACAGCGGCGGCGGCAACATTAATTGTTTTTACCGGGAACTCTTCTATAAATTCGTCTGCCAATGCTTCTATGGCTGTAATATTAAGAACCTTGCCCAAGGCAAACAATCTAAGAAGACCAAAAACTTCATCTGCCTCTGCGCCATACAGGTTCCCTATGGCCGCTGTCATAACCTTTAACTGATTTTTAAAGGAAGATCCAACATTTCTGAGGCCTCCGACGAAGCGGGCACCAGTCTGCTCGTTAACCATGTCATCTATCACCTCTGAAAGATCACCATTTAAATCAAACATCGTGTAGTTCTCCTCTATGTAAATAGTTTCGAGAAGCAAAAAGACCGGAAGACATTAGCGCCTTCCGGACTTAGAACTTTTTCTAGACTCTTCCACCTGTTGGTTTTCTTTTTCGATCTGTTCGTTCAGCCTATTAAGGAACCATCTTCTAATTGTAATTGGCAAACTGTATGCCTCTATAAAAGACCAGTTACCATGATATTTTAATAAGAAAATCTCTTCGTAGACATTCGCGATGTAATCATTACTTAGACCAAAAAAAGTCCACCGTTAAGGGGATGTCTACCTCCTTCTCGAACCCACAAGACTCACAAGAAAAATCTTGCTTCATGTCTAAACCGGGAACTACCTTTTGGTAGGCACCACGCAGATATCGAGAATCAAAGGCCGGTAGGTTGGCAATGACTTTATTAATTAATTTGAGTTCTGTCACTTCATTAACAGATACAATGATCTTTTTTAATTGATCGGTCAGGTTTGTTTCGATACCACGTTTCTGACCTTTTTGCATTTTAGCAGCTAGCTCATTCTCATCAGTACCAGTCAACAGACGAAGTTCAACTTCAAAACCTGTTCTTGGCAATTTAACAATAAACGTACCATCTTGTGTGGGACTGATGTCGTAATCACCTGTATCATCAAGAGTAATGTGCTCGACTTCTGATAAATCAAAAGTATTCTCTTCAACAGATGCACAAGCTGGGCATGTGACTTTTGTAGTGTACGAAGACCCAAAGCCGTTTATTCTACTAGCCACAAGGATTGCATTTTTGTCGCCTGATAACAGTGAACCAACATGAATACGCTTGTCCACAATAACATTCTGGAGCAAACGATCGATCGCCAAACCTTTCTTCAATAAAGACGGTGACGTAAGAATATCCTCATCTTTAGCAGTCATGTACCTAATTTCGACGCTCTCTTTATTATGAAGCGGGTGCGCTTCGGAATAGAATTTTCCTTTTGATGGAAGATCTACAATTTCTGTTGGGGTTGAAAAGTCCAACATTTGTTTATTATCGACTTCGGGCACAGCAGGCGTCGGATCTGCTGCGGCTGAAGTGCGCTTACTATTGTCTCTCATTATTACCTCTGGGTAAGATTGTTAGTTAAGATTTGTTGGCGCCAACCAGTTTTCGGCCGAGTGTCTCGCCTTCGCCGGGGTACCTTTGTAGGGTGGGGTCAAAGTCTTTAAAATATGAAAATGTGCGTTCGGCCATTTGGTCGTCATAGCCCTGATCTGGCTGCATCGCTTGGCCATCATGGCCGGTACCGCCTGCAATGTTAGCTCCTCGTCCGTGTGTTGTTACAAAGAAAGTATTAAAACCCCAAGTTATTGAGATCTCAACAAGTCCATCTTCATCATAAGAAAGTGATCCAAAATCAACCTCAAGCGGAAAAGCACCAATAAGTTCCCAAGTTTCCAGTGCGATGCCATTAGCATCTAGCTGTTGAAAGATCACGGCGCCTGTGCTTTTCCTTAACTCGTCTCCCTCAAACGTGTCAGAGTTATTTGCGCTTTGTGCCTTTGTATCGTTAAACCCGGCGCGACGAAACATACGAAGAAGTTTTCTTGTGGCATTTGGGTATGATGGGTCAACAAGAACCATCTTCAATGGTGTAACCACATCAGGAACATTGTTAAGTTGCATGATGGGTTGCGAAGGATTCTGTACGGTGGTTTCGTTTTGCGCCACGAAACCCATCTTTATTTTTGGTTTTTCAATAGACTTAGCGTACCAAATAAGAGTATCGTCGTTTGGATCGTCCTCGTACTTGTCGCCTTTGCCTTTCTGGCCAGAGTCTTCAAGGGCGAAACCTTCAATAAAGACCCTAAAGCGATGCTTCATCTTTGGCTCGTATGCCAAAGCACCCGGTGTACCTGCGGTCCAGAAGCCCCCTTTAGCCATTTATACCTCCCCGAAAGGAAACTTAGTTCCGAACATTGAAGGCGGTGACGCCATCAGAACCCTCGCGAACTGGCGAATCAAACTGAGCCCAGTCATAACGGAACTTGACTGAAACCTCGGTAAGATCTTCAGAGCCATAATCAAGCTCGCCAAATGTTACTTCTCTAATCCAAGCGTGCTTAAGGGTCCACTGTTCAAGAATGTTTCCATCCTCATCAATCTGTGCGATTCGAATATCATCTGCTGCGGTTTCTGTACCACCGCCAAACTGTGCAACCGCCTTAGCCTTGGAGGGAGTCGTAAACGCTCCATCCGAGTTAACACCGGCTGGAATAATGTAGCCGATACTATCCAAAGCAGCAGCCAAATCTCCTGCGAGATCTGGGTTAACAGGATCAACTAAAGTAACTGTAACCTCATTCCACTCTGTCCGTGCAGGCCAGTAGTAAGTGTGGTTTAAAAAGTTGTGTGTTGACTCTGAGAAACTGACCGAAGGCTTGTCGGCTTTCTTTGCATACCAAAGAACACCTGAAGCGCCAAACTCCACTCTAAATCGAAAAGCTCTTTTAGGATCTCTACCGGGGGTTTGAGTCCAAAATGTGCCTTGATCGCCACCTCTAATTGCCATGTTTTTAGTTCTCCTGTTATATCCTAACTAGTAAGTTGGGGAGAAAAATGACTCCCCCTTTTGATTTTTAGTCTTCGAACGAAGCTCCCGACCTAGTGATGATGAAGTCAATTGCAATGAATTCAACAGCACGGGTTGGCTTGATGAAGATCTTAGCGTACAGAATGTTTCTGTCAACCAGATCTGGAGTAGTAGTGGTTTCGTCAAGAACAACCTTGAAGTCGTCTACGCCGAACCGGACCCTGACATCAGTCAAGAAGTTATCTGCTCTGGTTTTGAAGCTGTTCCAAGTCGTTGTGACATTAGGCTGGAACAATGTCTGGCTTGCAATCAGAGAGATGCCTCTCTTGACAAAGATAAGCAGACGACGGACGTTGATGCGGTCAAGAGCCGAGCGATTAGCCTGAAGTGTCTTCTGGCCAAAGATAACGATACCCTCAGCAGGGAAGCTAGCGATCGGGTTAATGTTGACCTCGTACAGATCATCACGGTTCTTAGCAGTCAGTTTCTCCTCGACACCGATAACTGGCAGGCCACCTGCTCCCGCACTCAGGCCACCGCGACGGAAGCCTGCTGGTGCGAACCAGACATCTGCTGCCCTCTCGGTGTTAGCGAGAACACCAAGTGCTACGACGGAAGGAGGAACATCAACTATGATACCACCATTAAGATCGTCGCGGATCTTAACGAATGGATAGTAAGCTGCACCGTAAGAGTTGTTAAGGTTCCGATTCTTCATGTTGTTGACAACTGTTAGAACATCACCCTTTCTATCGATAGCTTTCTTTTGTGTAGAAACATCATCTGCGCGAGGCTTAAAGCCACCCTTCACATCAATAATTCCTAGAGCATCCCCACGATCTTCACAGGCATCGATGAGTGCTTTAGTTAGACTTTCATTAGTGATGCCGGGAATGGTAGCGATGTTTAGCTCAAGACTATCTTTATCAGAGATCTGATCAATAGCTCGCTTGATAGTGTAGAATGCATAGTTTTGCTCTTCTACCTCGCTATTGTCATCGAGACGTGAGTTACGGAATGGATCACGTTCTGTGATGTCGAGACCATCATGGGCACCCCACATCGGAGAGATAAAGCGGTTAATTCCACTCTCAAGAACATTTTCAAAGCGTGCTGCTCCATCACCAATTGAGTTAGAAGCATTCCAAGAAACACCAGCTTTCATCGAACCAGACTGCCAGTAGACAGAGGAAATGTTACGAGCAGGGGTTGAATTGCTGAAACCAGTTGCTTTGTTAATTCTAACCTCATCGAGAGTGAAGACCCATTGACGATCAAGCGAAGCAGTTGTACCCACACCTAGTGGCAAGCCATTGTTTGTGTTTGCATTACCAAAGTCATCTGCCCACTGGCCATCAGAAACAATGTTGTAACCAAACATCTTTAGGTGATCAGAGTAGCCGGGATCAAAAACAGTTGATTTCTTAGTTGCGTTAGTTGCTTTGCCAGTGATCAAACCGAAGTAAGCACTTCTTTCATTAGCACCGTCATCAGACGCACTCACACGGATCCCAACGCTTGGATAGGTAATGGATGCAGTACCAAACGCATGTGCGAAGAGTCCGTTGCCAGCACCTGCGCTGACAAAACGATCAGGACCATCTCCGTTAACATACCCCGGACCGGCGATTGTGGCGCCGTAGTTCGCGCCGAAGCCGAACGGAATAGACGATGAGCCAAGAACATAGGCATCACCCGGAAGGGCGCCAGAGTCCGTCGAGGACGAATGGTGGAAGCGGAAGGCTGGGAACCTTGGAGGACCAAAGACACCAAACGGAAGATAAGGTTCCGCGACTCCACCAAGGTCAATCACATCATCCATAACAACACGAACATACTTGGACATGTTTGGATAATTGCCGTGGGTTCTATAACGCTTCTCGACCTCATCATAGAACCTCTTGGTATCACCAATCTTAGCAGCGATGTAGTCGGGAGACGATGGGTCCAAAGTACAGTTAGAATATCTTTCTAAAACAACTTGAGTTAAGTCACTGTCGTCGGCGCGACGGATTACAACATCAAATGTTCCCATCTTAATGTTATTATTTGGAGCAACCTTGATATTGTCAATTGCAATTTTGATGTTATTCTGTAACCACTCGCCATAGCCGTTGATGCCAACAAACTTGAAAAGCTTTTTCTGATTTTTATATTCAAAGGCACTAGTCGCTGCGTTAAAGTTTTGTGCAAAGAACCAGCCAGTGTGAGCATCACGATAACCCGTGTCACGCTCATGGTTACCGTACACATCAGTAGAACCAGAAACCAGAGCAAGAATAACTCCGAATCTTTCAGCAGCTGTATCAAGTTCTTGCTCCTTGAGATATCTTTCAAAAGTCTCGCCAAGCCAATAGTTTTTAGTATTTCCAGCATGCTCGATATTGGACCGGTGCGACCCATTACAAAGTTGTGGATTTGTATTAAACACTCTACGGATAAAATTAGGACTAGAAGAATTCAAACTAAATGTAACATTCTCGATCTCAGCACTACTGGAGTCTAAGATTCTAACTTTAAACTGGCCAGAAGAATCAGATTTAACGACTACTGCGGTACCTTCGACGGGTTGACCGGGTAGGGCGTCTCGCGTCCGGACGCATGTACCAGAAAGAACAGGCACACCATGGTCCATGTACCAAACAGCGGCCAGAGAGCCGGCATTAGTAATACCGCCGGCGTTGGCGTGTTCATCACCTACAGTACCGGATGCAAAGACAAACAGTCCGTATGGGCCACCATTTGTGCCAATTGAAGATGTTGGTACCTTGGCGGTTGTATAACCAGCGCGGCCTTCGTTAACACCAGAAGCATCAACTGCTTGTGGGTGTTGGGTACCCATCAGTCGGATAAAGGTCACAGGGCCTACGCCGGCAGCTAAATAAGCTTGTGCAGCATAAGCGGCGTATGTTGGAGAAGAAAAGTTGCCCTGACGCCAAACATCATCAACACCACTTCTTCCAGAAACAGGTTCTCCGAAAACATCCACGAATTCAGAAAATGAATTCACTGTAACTGGGATCAGACCGGGGCCTTGTCTAGAGCGGCCAATAATCACAGGTCCAACATTTGTTGGCTCTGCCGGGATTCGAGACTGATCAATCTCATTCAGGAAGATTCCGGGTGATACAAATCTAAACTTTCTAGCGTCTTGAACGGGCATATGCTAATTCTCCTTGATGTAGCAATCTTATAATGCTGCTTTTCACATTATAAATAGTATTAGTGGCGAGCAAAAACCTTTTACTCTCTATAAAATCCTTTACCTTCATCTAGCTCGTCAAAATTATCATTGATGTCACCTACAATAACTCGTTCTCTAGGTATCTTAACGTCCACATAGTTTTCGACAGAGGTTATTTTTGGTCGGGCATCATTCGATCCTTCGCCCATAAGATATCCAAGAATTCTAAGTTGAATGTCGGTTACATAAGTTCTTTCGTCTTCTCCGAGATCAGCCACATTATTAGACTGTCCAAAGTCACCTTCAATAAATCCCTCGTACCTGTGGCCTTCGTGGGTTATAAAGAAAGTATTCATCTGGCCGGTCTTGGTAAAGAATGGTTGAATAAGATCATTCATTTGTTGCAGGTATGCTGTTCTCATCTTGATAGAGTACATCACCTTGACCCAGATTGGTATTGGTTTATAAATAGTATTGTATACAACCCTGCTCTTATCTGCTTTTGATGTTGGGAAGTTTAATTGGCCATGGCCAACATTATTGTTGACACCTGTTTTTCTGGCTGAGAAAGCATTTTGAAACTTTGAAGTTTTTCCATGGTTAATAGTTCTAGCAGCAGGCACATTAATTCTTCTGGTTCGATGAAAGTTTCTTCCTGTGTCAGGCGTGTGAGCTTGCCATGTTCCTCTAAAGCTTGGATCTTTTACTGCTGATGTTCTTTCTATTGTAAGAATGGGTAGTTTTAGAGATCCATTTACGTCTCTAAGATCTTGGTTGTTTTTAATTTGAAAAGCTCTCTCAGACGACACCCAAACAATAGGAACCTTTATTCTGCCTTTATTTGTGGTTGTGTATAAGTCAAGATCTTCATTTAAAAACGAGAATAATGCTTGATCAATATTCTCAAGCGTTGATGGCATAAATGTAATTTCTGATAAGGCGCCCTCAATGTTTTTTATTTCTGTGAATGAGTAGTCGGGTTTTTTAGCTGGCATCGAATAAGTCCTCCCGTGCTCGAATACATTTAGCAGAAATCTCCAAAAGGTGATCCAC